GAATCTCTTCATCGAGCTCTGCGTTGACGTTCCTGACCGCTGAAGCGAGATACGGATAAGTTGATCTCGACAGATTCCAGCTATTCAGGAAGTTAGGAGTGGTTTCGATTACCGAACCAGCGGTGGTTGAACCATCACTGATCAGATTCTGCATACCATTGATTTCCAGGCAATTGTGCGAACCCGTAAGCCCTGACTTATATGAATTGGCACGAATGAGCCAATCGCTGATTTCAATGTAAGTGGTGGCACCAGAACCTGTAGCAGTACCATCAATTATAATAGTACCGTAAGATGTTCCACCAGTGGTCTTAGAGCCCTGAGTGTGAGAAGCGACACTGAACTCATAGTCAGTTGCATTCCAAAGCTTCGTGGTGTATTCGCCGGCAGTTGCAGTGATAGGGTCGATAACCTCATGAAGCTGACCGTCCATGACGAACTGCGTATCGAAATACGCATCGCCTGAGACGCTCAGGGTTTCGTCGGTTGAACTTGCCTCTTGCATAATAGCAATACGGCCATCTTGAGCACCCATGATCTGACGCTCAAAATCGTTCTGTGCATTCGTCATCATATCCGAGAACGAATCGTTCACGACATCGACGAATGAACCCTGACCCTGCTCAGCAGCTTCGATAGTCGGGCCGGTGAGGCTGAAGTACGCATTCAGGTACTTGAGTTGCTCATACCCCTGCTTACCTGCCTGGGGTACACTGGTCACGAAGTCGCCGCCTTCAGCGATCGCACCAGAGCCACCTGCCCGCTGGGTCTTAAATGCACGTTTGATACGCTGACCGGAGTAATCGATCTGATCAGAACTACGCATGATCTGAGCCGAAAAACTGGGGTCGTTGTAAGTCGTGTCTGTCAACCCCGGAAGGTATATGTCCTTCAGAAGTCCATCGTAATTAGTGCCGTTGGAAAGGTCGCTAATTACGGTACTGGTTGTTGAAACTGTATTTGAAGCCATAATTTAAATCCTTAAACTTGACTCTGCCTGGACATATAGTTTTTCGCTGCCTGTTGCCAGTTTGTTCTATTGACTACTGGGGCTGCAGGAGTTACTGGGCCACTGCCAAGCTGAGGTGATACTGGGTTAATGCCGTTTTGATGCACTGGGGCTATGCCCTTCTTTTGCATATCACGGCCAACATTGATGTAATGATTTACCAGCTTCTGGTAACCGCTGTTGAACTTGTTTGCGTAGTAACCATAGGAATTTGGTGTCAGAAACGCATCTGGGTTCTGACTTCCATTTGCTTCTCGCAATACAAGATTGTCGGTTCCCGCGAGGAACAACTGCTCCTCTATTGCCTTCAAATCTTGTGGTAGAGTCGTATGAGAGTCTTGCGAAGCAATAACAGCCTTGGTCGTATTAGCACATTGAGAAAGCGTGTTGTTCATGGTGTTAGCTTGTGCTGCCTGATTAGCCTGTTGAATTGTGTTCTGGATAGCGGTCATGGCCTCGACGAAATCTTGTTCGCCAGCACCTTCAGTCTTTACCCTGTCGATAATCGTCTGCAACTGATCCTGAGTCTGATAAACTGCAGGTTGAGTTGTGGGCGGTGCAACAGGTGGTTTAGATTGAATCCCTACCATCTCAAGCAAGTCTTGGCGAGAATAAATACCAGCTTTGAATTTTTCAGCTATATCGCTGTCCGGGTCAATACCCAAAGCATTCATTACTGAGTTATTCGCCGCAACTTGCTGCTGGAGTCTCGTAACTGCTCCGTTATCTGCACTAAGGTCTTCAGGTGTTGCCGGTGCAGTATCCGGTGCAACATCTGGTGTGGGTGTCATGATTGGGCCTTGCCCATCGACGATCTCCACTGTGCCTGGATCACCAGCTGGCACCTGTTGTGCGTTCTGGATCTCTGACACTTGATTCGCGTTCAATACTCCTTCTTCTGCCGGTGCTGCTGGTGCAGCTGGCACAGCGGGTTCATGTGGAACACTTGCATTCCCATGATCATCTCCAAAAGCCATGTTAAACTCCTTTTCTTATTCTGAATTATTCTGCATCTGAGCTTTCGCTGACTGTAACGCCGCGACTTGCTTCAACAATATTTGCTCTTGAGTGTTGCCCTTTTCAAAGGCAGCAGCCATCATCTGGGCTTGCATTGCACTCTGTTGTGCCTGTGATAGCATCTGTTCGTGCACTGTAGCATGTCCGACCATTGCTTGCATTAATATTTTATATTGTGGTGCATCGCTCCCAATGAACTTCCAGTAGTTATCAAGGATGTACTCACGATGTTCAGAGATATGAACATGGTGGTCATCGAATTGATTCGGAGGTGGAATATAAATCCATTGTTCAAGATGTGCCTGGATCTCATCAACGCTTGCATTCGGATCTAGAGGTGGCATCCCCTTCATGTATTCCTCTGCTGACGTAAACTCTCTCTTTGCGAAGTTGGTTTGCTTTGCTGTTATCTGCAAGATTCCATCTACATTCCCCAAGTCCATTTGCTTGAGAGTGAATATACGAACCTGAGGATCCTGTGGATCACCAAGTAGTCCAGCTTGCCACACCTGCATTGCTTTCTGAGCCGCCTGTTCCTTGTCTAAGGGCATTGAGCTCGATCGCCTGACTATTACGTTGATTTTACCTTTAAGCTGCTCACGGTCGATCTTCTGCACTGCCCAGCGATGGTCGTCGCCTACGATAGTGAAGAGCTTCTCGTTATAATTCGCAACAGCAAGGTTGAGAGCCTGAGCAATCACTTTCTGATCTGACTCTTCAAGTGCCGCCATCATCGGCGTAAGTTGAGTAAAGTTTGCTGTCTGTAGAGCCTGGAGCCCTGTAGCACTTCTTGGCCCACCCCTGGGCTGTATGCCCTTACTTGGGTCGTGGAAGGCGAAGATGTCGTCTATCCCTTTCTTGACCTCTTGCATATAAGCGAAGAACGTGCCTGGGATTTGTACACCCATTTCGCGGGTTGGTTTTTGTGGGCCATCAAATTCGACATAGTTTCCGTTGATGTTGGCAATTTTCTTGAAGTTGAGTTTCGCACCGCGAGGAACCCAAAATATGGAATTACCCATAACATCGACGCTATCCTTGACGCTGCTCCTAAGCTCATTATATTCCCTCTGCAAAGGTCGTGCTTGGCTAATTCGTGAAGCAGAGCCAACCATAACGCCTTCAAAGGCCATTGGGTCTGCATAGATTAGCGGGAGTTCCTTGTGAGGATACTGCTCAGTTGGGTAGGGGCCGTCAACGATCATCTTGTTACCGATCATTACAGCGAAGGCCCCGGTCGGCATGCCCTTTGTTGGCTTATGCCAGTATTCGTAATACTCGACTGTCTTATCATCATCAAGGAGTGTGCCATCGTTTGGTGTTACGCTTGTGGGAGCGATCGTCTTTGCAAGTTCAGCAAACTCGCCCATGACAGCAATCTCAAACTCGTCATTCATTGCTGCTTGCTTTTGGATAGCAACACCGTCAGACTCATCAAAGATCTCCTTGCCATACATTTGCTTTGCCCAGCCGACAGTTACAGTGTCAGCATGAATGATCCAATCAAGATCCTTGAGGCTCTTCTTACGCCAATCGTAGATAACTCTGTTGTTTGGGACATGTCTGATCTTGACTTCGCCTTCAAAAACAGCACCGCCGGGCTCAAAAGCTGGATTGTATGTTTCATCTTCAGGATCCTGCGGATTGACTCCATGGATAGTAGCATAAGGATCCCAGTATACTTTTCGCCATCCAACGCCATCGAGGTCGTACCAGAGGATGACCGACTCTCGACAAAGGTTATATGGGTTTATTCTTAGAAGGTACGGAAGGATCTTCTGACACGCAGTAGCCGTTGCCTTATCATCTGCATCCGTACCTGCCGGGACAACATCGAATATTGCTTGCTGCCTTGTAGCCACCGATATATCGTTAGTAACCGCAGGCAAGATTAGATTACAAACTACAGGGGTGGCGTATTGGGACTTGAGAGGTAATAAAGTGTTGTTTACTATTTGAATATTCTGGTGACCGCAAAGGTAAGCGGCGTTCGCTTTGATAGTGATTAACCGGCTTCTTCGGTGTTCGTTAAAGCCATCTATCCTCTTTTTCATTATTCCTTTGGTTGCACTCCCCTGATCTGGGCCCATACCATTATCAAGGCCTGTTGGAGGTTGTCTTGAGTCGCTCGGTGACCCACCTGCTATAATATTATCAGCCATTGAACTTTTCCACTCCAACAGTGCCTTCGTTACCTTCGATTCTTACAGTTGTTCTACATACAGGACACTTCAGTACTACGCTGGCACAAAATAGCTCAAGTCCTCGATGCCGTATATGTATAATATATTCTTCGTCATTGCCTTCATGGATCGGGATTCTATGACAAAGCCTGCGAAAGCACTTCGGACATCGCTCGATCTTCTCGATTGATCTTTTAGACAATATTGATTGGCTCATCATTACCCTCTAGCGAAGTACCTGCTTTCGTTGTTTGCTTAGGTGCAAGACCCATTGCTTGCAATTCAATAGAAGTCATTCTATTTTGCATCCGAGGGAAATCCGCTTTCAACTTTAACCAGCAGTAATGATAAAACCCTTCAATGCGTTTCATATCATCTTCCATAACAAGCTCCTTATCCTGGTTCTCTGAATCGTTTATCCTACGTTATACTACACTTTTCCAGATAAAAATAAATAAATTAAGCAATAGAGATGTCCTCTGCTTCTCGTTCATTGCGTTTCATTTGATCAACAAACTTATCAAGCATTGTTCTTTGTTGAGCAATATCTGCGTGAAGAGTCTTTGGTTGCCTTCTTATTCTACGCTGTTGAGGCCACATAAATGCAGCATGATAAGCAAGCATTAAAGCCATCACAGTATCATCGTTAAGTCCCTGAGTTGCTCCTGTTTTGCTTTTATCTTCGATGTAAACAAAAGTCCCAAGCTCGTCAATTGTTTGTAAGTCATTGATAATAATAGATTTGCCTTCAAGTGCTTCTTGCATCTCCCTGATCAGTAACCATTTGCTTGCTTGGGTAGTCGTAAAGCCGTACTTGCTTGATATATTCGGTGATTCGTCAAGATGTTGCTCAGCTTGATAGTTCCTTGGATACTTGAATGTTTGAATGAGTGCGTCCTGAACAGCGTTACCTGGGTAATTTGTCTCTACGATTATCATAGCATCGTTGTAATACCGCCCTAACTCGTTTGAAAACGCAGCTGATTCGACTACAGACCACTTTGCCCGGAACATAGCGACCTGTTCAAAGGGGTAAATGTTCGATAAGACCTGCATTACAGTCCAGTCCTTTGCAAGACCTGTTGAGGTATCGATACCGATCGTGTACCTTTGGCCCTTTATCGGCTGCTCCCATATCTGTAATGGCCCATTCTCAACTTGATGGAATGTTAGCATGATACAAGTACCCCTGTCTCTGGCAAAGCCAATTCATCAGCTCTCGCTTTAAGGGCCCTCAGATGCCGCCTATTGAACACGGGCTTGCCACCCCAAACAATGTACTCCCCCTCTACTCTAACGAGCCTGTCGTCCTCTGAGAGCTGCTTAGCGAAGTTCTCTATCTCTTCCAGTGGAAGATATGGGTTATCACGCATTCCAGCAAAGGTTGTATAGACATCTTCTCTTTCGCTCAACGCCTTCAAAGCGGCTGTTCCGAGCAATGGAGTAGCGGTTATCCACCATGGGCCACGAAGGTCGATCAGTCTTGTTTCTATTTCTGGGAAGATCTCTGGGTTCTTTGGCTCTTCGTCAATCCAGGCAAATGCAAGTTTAGCACCCTGGAACTTCAAACGACCAGCTTCAGTTGATTTGAATACTATTATCCATTCCCTACCATCGCCTCTGCATTCCCAGATATTGTCCTGCTTGTGGAATTTTGACTTGAATCTTGACGGTAGGAGCTTTTCAAACATCGGTCGGTCAACATCACGAAGCATAGGATTATCAAGGCCAACGATCCAACCTATACCACTTTCGGGGTATTCTCTGAAAGGATGCTGTCCTGTAATAGCCAAACAGCATTCAAAGGCTCCCATCTCGCTATTGCA